CTGTGGTGTTTGCTTTTAAAACATCTAAGCCAACTCCTGTGTTATTTGCCCCAGAAGTGTTTGCTGATAAAACATCTGCACCAACACCAGTATTACCATCGCCTGTTGTTAAAACATTAAATACTTGATGACCGAAACCTGTATTGTTGTTTGCTGTACTTAAAGTACCTGTGCCAGCATCGTTGCTGATAAGCATACTATTTGTGAAGTTTGCTTTAGAACCTGTAAACCCTAACAAGTTCATAGTTCCAGCTATTACGAAATTTTGTGATTCATCAAATGTAATAGTTGGATTTGTACCAACTGTCGAACCAACACCGATGACCATTTTATCAGCAGAATCATCAAGACCTATGTAATAATCTTGCGCATTGCCATCAAAAACGATTTTAGTATCTTCTGCACCAGCATCACCTATTGTTAGTGTTGGGGTTGTGCCTTGTATTGCTACATCTCCACCAAATGTAACTGCCCCCATATTGACGGCTGTACCTGATGCACCAAATATCGCATCTATAGTGTCAAGATCAGTATTAAGTTTTGTTCCCCAAGTATCGGTACTTGCTCCCACTTCTGGTTTGGTTAAACTTAAATTTGTAGTTGTTGTATCTGCCATAATTCTTTCCTATGTTATGCTGCTTCTGACCAAGACGTTGACGGATCGGATTGGTCTGTCCAAGTTGTTGTGGTTACTGTTTGATCCGTATAATTGGTTGTCGTTACAGTATCATCTTCCCATTTTAAGCTACCAATCGCGGAAACACTAGATGTTTGTGCGATAGTTGCCGTACCAGAATATATTATACCACCAAGTGCAGTAAAACCACTTATCTGCTCAATGGTTGCTGATCCTGATGCAATAATTTCTGGTGTAGCTGTCATGCCTGACGTTTGTGCTAGTGTTGCTACACCTAATTTAACCAGTGTACCTGATGCACTTACACTACTGGTTTGTGCGCTAGTTGCTGATGCACCTATTACAATAACTGCACTGGCGCTAACTCCAGAAGTTTGTGCAAGCGTGGCTGTACCAAGTTTGACTATTTCTGCGGTTGCAGTTAATCCTGATGTTTGTGCAATCGTAGCTTGGCCACGATCTATTTGTCTGCCCGTAGCGGCAAAACCAGAAGTCTGCGCCATAGTTGCAGTACCGAGTTTTACCACTTCGGCTGTTGCTGTTACCGCAGAGGTTTGCGCTATGGTGCTTGCGCCTAGTTTAACTAAAAGCCCACTTGCGGTTACGCCTGATGTTTGTGCTGAGATTGCAGAGACAGCAAACGTCATTGAGCCAGATGCCGAAACACCTGACGTTTGCGCTAGGGTAGCTGATGCAACCTCATACTGAGGAGTACCATACGCAGCTATGCCATAGTTATAAACACCGTAGCCAACGGAGGCCATTAATTAAGCCAAAGTAACGTCTAAGTCACCAGCATCGAATCTAAATACATCGCCACTTGCTACTGCCTTAGATGCAGATAACGCAGCCCAAGCCATTAAGTTGCCACTTGATGATGCGTCAAAAATACCTACATGGGTTACTGTGCCCCAAGAACCTGTTGCAGTAGCAAATTCAACCGCTGCGCCATTGGTTGCTGTGGTTGGTGAAGTTCCTGAAACTGTCATCGCAGCCATACTTTTTCTTGCGTATGAACCACCTGAACATTCAGTACCACCACCAGTATCAGAAGGTGCTGCTGTAAATAAACCAACGTATAAAGTGCCTGGTGCTGTGTAAGCACTACCACCAAATACATGGTCTAATACTTTATCTTCTAAATAATCTGTAAATCCAGCCATTATTGTTTAACTCCTAATTTCTCATAAAATATGTTGTGTTGCGTGGCTTACCGTAAGTTCTGCGTCTTTGTATTAAAGAGCCTTGACCAAAAGCAGCCTTTTCTTGTTGCATACGCATTTCTTCTAATGCTAATTCAAATTGCGCAGTAAACATTTGTACTCTATCATCTTCCATTAGATAAATAGAGGCTTGCTTCATTGCTCCATACAAATAAACATCTGGATGGTTTAATGAAACAAAGTTACTGGTGTTCGAGTCGCTTAACGCGCTGATTTTACCGTAATAAGTTAATTGTAATGTATATGAAGTGTCAGGGGTAGGGGCAAGTTCTAAAGTGCCATCTACAATTGCAAAATACTTTGGCTGTCCTGAACTATTATTATTAGCTCGTCTAAATATATCTAATGATTCTATGGATTGTTGAAATAAAGGCGTAAAATCACCTGAAGTAATTTCTACATTAATTACTTCCAACCAATCTGTAGGTAAAGTTAAGTATTGACCATCAGCAGTTGCTGTGGCTCTTTTAATCATATCTTTATCTCTAAGTTTACGGTTTAATTCTGCTTCCGTAGTATCAATAAAAATATCAATCTGTGAGGTGAGATCACTTCTATTTAAATAATTGGCGATCTGTGTTTTTAGTTCATCATACGTCATACTCTACCTTGCCATATTCTAAATAATTTATTGTCTGGGTCGTTGAGCCATTTTTTCCATTGCTTTCTATCGTTAGCCCAACCTTCACGTACTGCTTGTTGATATATTACCATAGGTACTTCAGCAACGTGTTTTAATTCTTTGCTTTGAGTGCCATAAGATAAATTCTTTACATTATCCAGAATAGGCTGAACATTTTGCGTGGTGTGGTAGATATTCTTATCATCCTCAGTAGCAAACTCATTAATAAAGCCTGACTTTGAATCTATAACTGTTCTTTTTGCCATGTTAAAAACCTAAAAAAAGAGGGGCGATTACTCACCCCTCTTGCTACAACTTATGAAGTTGATAAGTCAGCAGCGATTCCGTGAGCCTTTTCATTTGATACTTCCAATCCAAATTCAACGACTAACATTTTCGTAATTGCATCACCAATAGTTGCGATATCAATTGTGTCAAAATCTCTTAAGAAACAAGTTTTCGCGTAGTTAGGATCAACAAATAAAGCTGATCTTGCACGACTGAAGTTTGAAGGAACTACTTTAAGTTCTCCAAAGTCACCCGCGTAGATAGCTACTGATGCTTCAACTGTATTTGCATCTACTGTTTGCGTAACAGAAGTTCTGCCACTAAAACCAGATACAACACCTTTAACGTGTGGGCCAACGACTAACATTGAAGGCTCACCACCGTTTGCAAAGCAGAGTTGTTGTACTGCTTTCAAGATGGTTTCACTAAACGCACGTGCTGTACCATCAACAGGCGCAGCACCGTTTCCAGCACCAGACCCGCCAGTACCACGAGATACGTTTGTTTCTGTCCACGTTTCAAATCCACCAGTCTGACGAACTGTAGCTGCTGCACCCGCATTTTTAGCAACTTTAGAGCATAAGGCGGTTTCCATATCGCGCTTGAGGGCTTTAGCCATAATAGCTAGTTGATGCGCCATTTCAGATTTTTTTCCCGCTGCATCAGAGGCATCTTGGGTGTTAGTGACAGTTGCATCACGGCTACTGATTTGACAGTAGTTGATTTCTCTAACCGTTGCAGTTGAAGCAGCACGAGAAAGTTCAAAACCTTCTAATTGTCCTGTTCCAGATGGGCTTGGTAGAGCTTCTGTTTGCCAGTCAAACTGGACGTTTCTTACATTAGTTTTGCCAATAGAACTCATAAATGGCGTACTCATTGGAGAAATGTTGTAGATAATATCAGACAACTGTTCTCGGTCAGAAGTAGCAGTATATGTGTCAAAGGCGTTTGTTACTTTAGCCATTTTTTATACCTTTTTAAATAAATTGTTCAAAGACTTTAGCCGCATCTTGCACTTTGCCAGATTTAGCTAGTTTCATTTGTGCTTTTTTCACCGCAGTCATTGTCTTTGGTTTATTAGAAGTACCAGGTCTTGCCACTCTTGAAGCCGCTTTTTGGGTTGGTTTCTTTTTGGATGCTGCCACTTGTTTGCGGTATAGCATGCCATCGCGTAAACCAAGTAACACTCTATAATCTATCACCTGATTAATTTCTTGTGCAGTAAAGCCCAAGTCTTTAATAGCATAGTTTGTGATTGCAGCTTTTTCCTTTTGAGATTTTTCTGCATCAGACCAATGTGGAATTTTTTCAGTAAGTTGTTGGTTGCCGTATTCGACAAACTTTTGAATTTGCTCTTGCTGCTTTTGCATTGCTTCATCTTGCAATCTTTGGTTTTCAGCTTTAGCTGCATCTAACTTCTTACGTTTATCTTCCCACACATCTTTTTCACGAACATAGCCAATAGGATCAGATTCATATAGTGCTGCCCAATCTGGTTCGTTTTCTAATTCACCATTTAGACTCGCCTCTAATTGAGGTAATAACTGAGCGTAAACAGCATCTTTTTTCGCTAACTCTGCTTGCTGTTCTTCAATGCTTTTGCGTTGTTGAGACAGTTCTTGAGTTTTGCGAGTATAGTCTTGCTGACGAGAATAGCCGTTTTGGAGTTCATCTAACGTGACCTCTTGTTCTACACCATCAACTTTAACGGTATAGGCTTGAGGTTGTAGTTCTTCCTCTACTTCTGTTTGTTCTTCTAAAGACTGTTCTATCTCTTCCCCTTCTTCAAAGTCATCTTCTACTTCAGCTTCCATTTCAGCTTCGGCTTCCACCTCTACCACTTCTTCCGCTTCCATTACTTCTTCGACTACTTCTTCTGGAGATGTTTCTGCCACTTGTGCTGTTTCTGGTGCTGCCTCATCGGGAGTCAGAAATCCTTCAAGTGAAGTAACTGTTTTATCAAATTGTGATTGTAAAGCAATCGGCTTCGCGATGTTGCTCATATTAAACTCCTTCAAGTTTTTTAAAATTTTACCTAGTTATATGTAATTGTGCAATTTTTTGACTTGTGCACTGGTTATCTTCCCACGTTCTACCAAAATACGTAGATGCCTCTCTACCTCTGGTAAAATATTTATTGCAGTATGCAGAGTTTCACGCAAGGCTACACTATCTTCGCCTTTCGTACTCATCCATAAAGCAACGTATTCTTGTTTTAAATTCTTAATAGATTTTTTTAATGTGTCGCTGTTTAAAATTAATTCAGCTTCGTTTGAATCTAATACTTCCTCTCTAGTTGCCATATTATCTCCTGTTTCTCCCACCACCTCTGGTGAGCATTGGCATTGCTTGCACACTATCTAGTGCTGCTTGTATGTTAGTAAAATCAAAAGGTGTGTAACCTTTTACTGGTTGTGGCATAGGTGCTGGCATTGCTGGTGGTGTTGCAAACTCATACCCTTCTGGATCAAGATCAAACATGGCCATCTCACCATCTGTCATTGGTAATCCAGAGCCAAATACAGGTGGAGTAAATTGACCTAGACCTAAAGCGCGAACTTGAGCCGCAGCCATTTCTTCTTCAGGTGTAATTAACAAACCGCCCTCTGGTGGTGTTGCTAATCTGTAATTAAGCTCATCTATATAAGGAATACCAGTAGGTGATGGTAAGTCTCTAGGATCAGGCACTCTACCAGTCATTGCGGGTGGAGCGCGCCTAAACATTGGCTCTTCGGCTATTGGTTGCATGGGTGGGGGTGGTGCTACTGGTGGTGCTACTGCACTTGGCACTCCACCTTCCATTGTATAACCCATTGGAAATTCTTCTGAATAACCTACGCCTGGTGCAATCATACTAGGTACGTTTTCGCCACCCGCTACCGACATAGCGTATTCTAATCCTGATGTAAAAAGTGGGTCTACAATTCTTTGTGCCATGCTGTTTCCTTCTACCTTGAAATTAATCTATCTATTTTTAATTCTAAATTATCTAATCTTTTAAATAATCGTTCCATATCTTCTAGTAAGTCTATCTTAGTTACATAATTTGTTGGTAACTCTTCTCTAGTTTTGTTTAATAAAATATCAATTCTTTTTAATTCTGTAGCATTAGCTCTAATGCTGTAAATTAAAGGTGCATATATTAATGTTAAAACAACATTCCATAGAAAAAAAGGATTTACGTCCATGCTTTACCCTCGAATAGTAATGCTTCTGCATTTCTTCTTTTAGTTAATCCTTCTAAAACTTTACCGCCCGCTTTATTCCATCTTTGTATTTGCTCTGGAACGTCAGCGTACTGTTCTTTATTTAATACTTTTAACATCGTAGATGACTTTAAATTACTTGGGCCTAAATTATAAACCCATGATACCAGAGAATCGAATTGATTTTGAGTTAATGCAACAGTTACAGCATCATTGATATAACCTTCATATTCATGCAGTTCTTCATCAAGCCACGCTTCTGCTTGCGCTTGTGTGCAAGAGTCACCCATCTTGACATCTTTAATTCTGCCATAGGCAATCGTAGGTACACCTACTGCATCTTCGTAGGCTTCAAGTCTGCAACCTTCAAAATGTTTAATTAAATCAATACCTTCTTTAGATATATTCATTCGTCTTTGTTTCCAGTGTTACTCGCACCAAAGTAAAACGAAATAATAGCACTTGCTAATCCACCAAGATATCCTAGAACTAAGTTTATGAGAGCCTCACTGTTCTGCTCTGGAGGCTGGAGCGTGATTAAAAAGATATATCCCATAAAACCACCCACTACAGTTACGCCTATAACTCTGGATGTCCAATCTTTAGAAAACCTGTTTCTTGCATCTTGGATATCTTTAGTTTCTAGTGCGTATAAATCAACTTCTAACTCTTTCATTTTTATTTCAAAGTCAGTATCTAGTTTTTTTAGTTCAGCTAATTGTTCTGGAGTTGCCGCTTGTACTGCTTGCTCTATCTTTTTTGGAGTAGGCTCACAACCTAATGCTTCTGCGACAATATTGGCTGCCATATTACCCATAGGCCCACCCAATGCTGTGCCGATAGATGGCGCTACTGCGCCAATAATATTTTTAATAAACTTAAATTTCATTATACACCAACTTTTTTCATTGCTATTTTATGTGATTCACCAAAAGTAGAGCCTTTATTCATTGCAGTTACCATGTTTTTAAGATGTTTAGCTGTGTGGTGCTGTGAATGTCTTGTCATGGCATTTTGTTGCCTGGTATTTAAAGAAGAAACATTAACTCCTTTAATTTTTTTGGTTTTATTTTTAGTTTTCATCTTTTAATAGCCGTAAGGTTTTTTTGTTTTTTTAGATGACTTTTTCTTTCTTTTGTTAGGCATTTTTAGTTTTCCTTTTCTTTTTCTTTTTAAATCCAGCTTTCATGTCAGCGTAGGCTTTATCAGAAATAGTTGATTTTTTCTTGGGTCTGCTTGTGCCAGCCTTTCTTCTTTTATTTATATTTCTGTATAACGACATAGTATTTCCTTACCA